GAATTATCTGGAAATTCCAGAAAGTTACTTAGAGGAAGGGTGGAAAATAATGAAATTTAATTTACAACTAATTGAAAGACTTGATAAGCAATGTAAGTCTAAAGCCGATTGGTTATTATCATTTCCATACCCAGATTTAAGTAGCTTCTATTTTTCAGATAAGAAGTTTAAACAACAAATAATAAATCTATATGAAGGAGTTATAGAAAATGAGTGAATCAATACAATGTGAAGTACAACAAATAGATGCTGTCAATAATTATGGCAAAATTAAAGTGCATTTGTTGTCTTTAGAAGAAAATGATAAAGTAAAAACATCTGCTGGTTATAATACAGCAACAAAAGTGTTTAGCATAAATTGGAAACAAGAAGATGACATTCCACATTGGCTTAAACAAGGAAACAAAATAGATTTTCCATTTAGCCTTTTTAAAGAATATGTTACTTTTGACAGATTTTCAAACATAGGTGTAAAAGTCTTGGAAGAATCAAATGTTGTCGATGATATAAAAAAAGCGTTTCCAAATACAACAGTCGAAAATATCAAAGATGACTTAGAAGATGAGGGAACTGATTTTCCTTATGGTGCTAATGAAAAGAAAACAAATGGAACAGATAAATTGAATGGTCATTCAGTATCTAATTTATATTCTGCTAAAGCACAGGGTATGCAAGATGCTTTTGATGCCTGTAAAGATAAAGAATTTTTTAAATTTTTTGGTCGTGATTTAGACGCTTTACAAAAGTTAGTCGTAACTGTTTTCTTATCAAACAGATAAGGAGTTTATGAGAGGTAAGTTTTTAACTCCCCCATTTCGTTTACTTACCTCTCTCCCATTATGAACACATTACAAGAATTAGAAGAACTTAAACACTTAACTGAAACTCTTAGCAAACACGCTAGAGAATCTAAAGTCGGTGTTGATTCATTATTAAGACAGCGTGAGAGATTAAAGGCTCACTTGTTTATTAAACATAGATTTAATGCAACTATCAAAGACGCTGAGATGAAAGCCAAAGCAGATGAAGAACTAATGATGTTAGATCAGAAGATTGAAAAAGCAGAATTAGAGTTTGGAAGGAAGTGGGCTGAATACGAGGCTCATAAAATCCATATCGATTTACTCAGATCATTTCACTCAACTAAGAGAGCCGAACTTCAAGCTGGCATATGATAGAAAAAGAGTTAGCAGTTGTATCAGTATTAAATAAAACCAAGTTTGCACTCTATCCTTTAGAATACCAATACTTTGATGAATATTCTTATTTTGATTGTAAGTCTAAATATGCCATTGTTGAATTAAAGCATAGAGATTTTAATCTGCATAAATACAATGATTACATCTTAGAGAGGGATAAGTATAAAAGGCTAATGAAAGAGGCTTTTGATAACCGCAAAAAGTTTTGGTATATAAACAGCTTTGAGTCTGGTGAGATCATAGGGTGGAATGTAACTGACCTATATTTAAAGAATCAAATGCCGCCAATGCAAACTTTAATGTGTCCAGCTACCACAGAATTTGATAATAATGATAAAATAGAGAAGGAAGTTTATTATCTAACCCTAGATTGCTCAGAACATATCGGTAATTTGCCAGAATTGATTTAAAAGGGTTAAACTCGCATAAATACGCATTATTTCCTTATATGGATTACGGATATACCCTTACCCCTAGATACCCCTAAATGAGCCTTATATGGCGTTCTAATTATGGAACATTAGAGGACAAAACCTCAGAATAATAAAAAAAGTGAAAATAATGTTTTATTTGTTTGCAGATATTAACAAATGTTGATATGGTTATTACATAAACAAACGAAAGGGTGAATAATGTATATAAATAATAAAAAAAGAAAACTAGATTCAAGAGATTTAGATACTGTAGCTAATGCAGACTACTTCACTTGTGTCTATTACAAGTCTAAAGGTCATAGTTACAGATCTCAATTTAACACTTACAAAGAAGCGTATCAATTTGCATCTTGGAGAAACAGTACAAAATGCGGAGATCAAATTTTTTTTGATAAGCGTAAATTTATGTTCTATGCTGTAAAGGGTACTAGTCGATGTCATATAGGAGGATTAAAATAATGGAAGCAATGTTATATTATGTGTTACTACCATTTCTAGGACTGCTTACAGTAGTCCTAGTGGTGTTATATATTAAAATGTTTAAAGATGAATTTGGGGAGTTATAGAAAGGGGGTGATAATATGTATTATTTATATGATACAAAAACTAAAATAAATAGAGGTTGGGCAAACACCAAACAAGATGCTGAACTTCTTTTAAAAGAATTATCTCACAAGTGGTATTATAAATACCTTAAGATAATTAATTAATCGTTAAGTCGTGGCTCTTGGTTGAGAAATCTCTCGCCAAGAGTTCTCGATCTTCTAATTCAATACATTCATAAAAACAATCCAACTCAACATCATTAGCATAAACTATATCTTTACTAGCTTTAATTATAGTTTCTAAGCGTTTGGTTCTTTCTAAACTAGGGTGAACATCAATCACTTCGTATTGTGCTACAACTTCTTCTAAGATTGTAATTGTTAAAAGTGATTTAACTAATGTGAAAATGTTAGCAGGGTGGTGCAATACCACCTTTATCTTATTTCGTAAGACCTGATTTTTTTTCATAAGTTCTTAGCGCTCCCATACCTAACAATGCCATCACTAAAGGCATAAGAGTACCCATATCCATTTCAGGAAGTGGCAAGATTTCGATTTGGAATGTTGCAAGGAAGAACATTAAGAATGGTTTTATTACATATTCAAACAGTATAGCTAAAGCACAACTGAATCCGATAAGTGGTCGCCATATTCTTTGTATCATTCCACTTAAACCACCTGCTGTACTTTGTGCGTCAGCAAGATTAATATCCATTTGCTTTTCTTTTAACTTAGCTTGTATTTTTTCTAGGGCAATTTTAGCTTCGTTGCGTTCTTCGTCTGAGGTGTATAAATCATCAACTATATCACCAATAGCTTTTATACCACCACCACCTAAAAGTTTTCCTAACATTATTTTATATTCCTTATAAGTGTTGAAAGTTCATAGGCTCTTTCAGGTGTTTGTTTTGCCCATCTACTGTCTATCATTTCATCTGCGGCTTTACGATAATCTTCTTCCTGTAAGCCTTCTATAAACTTTACGAATTTCTTTAATCTTGGCAATCCTAATTGGAACGCCATTTCTATTAATACTGACTCTACCATTGGATCAAAAGGTATGTCTTTATCTTCTATTAAATCGTGTGCGTTATTAAAAGCAATATTATAATCATCTTCAAATACGCCTAGTAACTGTTCAGGCGAATATATCTCACCAACAACAAAATTATCTTTTTCTAAAACTAAATGACCATAGCCCACAGTCTTGTAGCCGAGTGTGTCCTCGTAAACTGTAGGACTAAAGCCTTCGTGATCTCGTATTCTTTTCTTTGTATCAATCATTAAAATATAACGACTACAGCTATAACAATAACAGCACATACCCAAGCAGGTATATTGTAATTAGCAATGTCCACAGCTTTCCAAATATATTCCATAATTTACTCCTATTTAATTTTGTAAGGGTCGGTACTCATACGAGGTGTCTTTTCAGGCTGTTCATTATTCCAAATATCTTCAATATTTTTTGTAATGTAAGTAACCGCAGAACCCATATATGAATCTTTTGTAAGCGTGTCAGCTATCTCTTTTAATGACCAACCGCTTTGCAATAGTAGTGAGTTAGATTTACCACTTGCTCTTAATTCTTTTCCTAATGTGCTTTCTTCAGGCTTTACTCTTACCCACAAAGCAACAGGTGTAACTCCTGTCGCCTCTACTTGAAAATCTACATTGACCGAAACAGTCCGATCATCAATTTGTAGTCGAACATTTCTGCATTCCATTCTATTAGACATTTCAATTCTTGGGTTTTCCATTTAATAATCTCTCTTTTTCTAACTCACAATAATGTATGATTTTATCTAAATCTTCAATACCATTCTTATCTTTATAACGGACAATATATTTTATAACCACTCCTTGTAAGTAGTTTAAATTATTCTCTTGTATAAATTCATAAGGTTGTATCTTATGATCTTTGTAATGTGTTCCGCCTATTTGTTTTTTAAATGCACTCATTAAGGAACTACTTTATTCCAACGCCCTCCTTTTGACAAGACCATTGGTAGCAAAAATGGCAATCCCTCAATTATTATTCCTGTACCAATTATCGGTCTATCTTTAAATAACTTATTGTATTCATAAGCGAGACTGTCTTTGTCTATTAAGCAACCAACTTGAAGTCCCCAATGTAAAGCGTTTGGATTACCCCAATACTGAATATTAAACTTCGTGTGATAATGTCCTTGCACGACATTCATTCCATACTGTTGTCCAAGTTTTAAAATATTAGCAGTCTTTCCGTGACAGAAATAAATATCTTGTCCATTACTTGCTTTGATAACTATATCTTCGTGCCACTTCCAACCTTTACCTACTTCTAAAAAATCATTGTAATCTTTTATAAAGGCTTTAGGCAGTCCGTGAGTTAATGCTTTTCTAAATATTAAACTTCCGTGATTAGAATGTACTAAATCCATTTTAGGAAATAAATCTTCTAATTCGTGTATAACATCTACTGCTTTTTTTAATTCATCACCAGCACTAGATAAATCTGGGTTTGGTGAATGGTAGCTTATAGCGTGTCCATCAATCTCATCACCAATATTTACAATACGAGTTGGTTTGTATTTCTTTTTTATGGCTCTTAGAAAAGCCATCATATCTTGGTGGTGGTGAGGAGCGTGTTGGTCTGATATTACGAGAATACATTTCTCCATATTTAACCCTCTATTAAATAACTAATAAATCTATAAATGATTTAACTGTCTCTGCGAATACGATTGTGAACATAAAACATAGTAAGCCCACTACTTTCCATATTGAAGCAATATGGCGTTCTATTTTTTCAATAGCATTTTGAATATGCGTTAGATGATTGTTTTCAATAGTCTCAATCCGAGCTTCAAGACGTATTAATGTTTCACTATTCTTCTGACTTTGACTCGGCATTAGCTTCCTCTTTTGGTAGTTCAGCTTTAAGGATTGCAGAGTTAGCACCCTCGATTGTATTAAGCCGATCAGTTTCTAGTAGAAGTTTTGATCTTTCTTGACTGACATATTGAAGTTGTGCAAAAGCTAACTTACCTTTATCAGATAATTTAGTTTCGTCATATTCTTTATTGTCTAGTGTAAACATATTTTCTCCTTTTATCTAACTAACCATTCTTCAACATTACTGCTAATGTCTCTCATTTTAATCCAATTTGTTCCTGTTGGCTGTCCTTTTTTAAGTCTAAGTTTACCCATAAGACCAACTGTATCCCATTCTTTTCTATCAGAACGAGGTATATAAGTTGTGTCTTTATTCCAATTAGGATTTACTTTCATTCGTTGTAAATTGTTACCATCAGCATCTTTTGAAGTAACAATAGCATCTTCTGGAACAGTTAGACCACTAGGAATTAAATCTGTTTGATATGAATGTTTTTTAATGTCTTCTACTTCATCAATCATAACATCACCAATAGATTTTCCTTCAGGTAAATTACCATCTTCATCTTTATCTGTTTCTGTGTAAAGAACTGCTTCTTGTATAATAAAAGTTTCTTTCCATTCTGTTTGCGTATAATCTTCGTAAACATAAGAACCAAAATTATCTTTTAAATGTTTTAGTTGCCATTTATCTGAAGCACTATCACCAACTACA